ACGAATAACTTTTGCTCCTACTAAGTCGTCATAATTACTTAAGTGAGCACTCCAATACTGATTTATATTTGCAAACCTAACTGAAGGTCTTGGTAAACTACCTGTTCCTCTAACTTCCCACCCTTCTGACTCTACAGGAAATGGAGTATAAAGTTGCTCTCCGTAGTTTCCAGCAGTAGTTGAACCAAAATTCTCATCATCTAATAGAGTATACCATTTGATATAACCACCATCGACTGTAAGATCTGAGGTTGTTCCATCGTGAAAATAAAGCTTGTCTTGGCCCGCCCCTCCTATATCACTATTAGGTAAATCAATTTCAAACACAGTAACTAAAGCACTAGACTGTGCTTGTACTTGTAATTCTGCGGGCAGTGTGCCTACTATAGGTTGGCTCATGCTTCAAAAACCTCTCTTGCAGCACAAGTTAATGTGTAATAATCATCGTACGCTAAAGTTCTTGCCCACTGCTCAACTACTACTACTACTGTAACCTCGTTACCATCAAAAGGGATAGTTAGCTTACAAGTGTCTACTCCTGCTAACCCGTCTAAGAAATCGTATATATTATCAATATCTGCTTTAGTCCTATTATTAAATGTAAGGGCAAAAGTTCTTGGAGTGCTATTTATTCCATCTCGCACTCTCATCTCATACCCATCTCCAAACTGTGCTTTAAGTACCCGAGGGTTAGGAGTATCTGAGATACCTCTATCGTAAATTACAGGAGCACTAAACCCTGGTATGTTTCCTGTTTTGGGGTGTAATCCTATTGCCATTATGCCCTACCTTTTGTACCTTGTTGATTTAATAATCCACCAGGTCTCATTTCTTGTTGTAAATGTTGTTGTACCATATTTCCGATACTTCTTCCTAATCCTTGCATGCCATCGCCTGTTACTTGTGAAGATCCTTGTCCTTGACCATTCATACTAATAGAGACATTGACCGTGTTTCCACCACCGCCACCACCACGCATTTCAACAGGAATACTTCTATCGTTTCCTAAAGGTACTACGGCTTCTCTACCGTGTAGCTCTGCGAGATAACCTGAACCAGGACCATCTGCAATACCACCAGTTCTAAACTTAGTTGATTCTCCCCCATACCTATTCATGCCTGGTATTGCTGAGATAGCTTGCATTGTGCCTCCCATTCCTGGGAACATCGCCATTAGTATCTTTAATGCAGCTGCTTTTGCAAACATAGCTGCTAAATCTGCAAGTACTGATTGTGCTAAATCTTTCATTCCATCTTTAAATGATTTTGTACCGTCTACCATTGTTTGGAACATAGATACGAAGCCATTTGAAAGAGTACTTTGAATACCTTCCATTAGTTCGGTTTCTATCTTTAAACTTTCCATTGCGATAGCTTCGTTCTTCAGTTCTTTAATCTGCTCCACGGTAACCCCAAGTCCTTTTTGTCTAGCTTCTAATATGACTTTATTGAATGATGCAATTGCAGGATTTAATGAAAATACTTGTTCTCTTTTAAACTCTGTATTTTCTAACTGAGTATCAGATTTATCCATAAAGTTCAAACCTTTTTCAGTATCTTTTATGGTTTGAATTTTTTCCTCTAATAGCGCATTTTGATGTAAAAGATTTATTCGTTTTGTTAAGATTTGATTATATTCTACGTCAGCATCAGATGTTGGATTAGTAAATAACTCCATATCTTTCATACCAGTTCTATCACTTACACCAGTAATACCTTCCATTTGAGTTTTAAGAGCAGTATTAAGATTTGTATTAGCAGTCTTAGTCTGTCCCATTTGGCTTATGCTACTAGCACGTTTATTTGCAGCTCCTTGTGCTCCGCCTGTAGTTTTTGCGAGTCGTGCTGTTTGTGCAGCTGCTAGAGCTACACTTCGTTGTGCCGCTGCTTGTGCTTGCGTCTGTTTTGTAACTTCTACTTGGTTTTTTAAAAGATCTATCTGTAATTGTAATTGTGCTTCTTTTCTGTCATTTAAGTATTCTTGTTTTGTAATTTCCAAGTCAGCATTAGCTAAAACGCCTTGCATATTGGTTAATTCTTGGTCTTGATAACCGAGTCTTATAATATACTTATCTAAACTTTCGTCGTCTCCTTGTGCCAACTTCTTTTCCATCGCAACTTTTTCTTCATCTGTTTTTAGTTTAGCAACTTCACCGGCATTTAACTTTTCAATTATAGAGTATGCACTTAGTTCTGCTGCTGATCTTTTAACAGCTAGTTTTGCTTCTTTATCTCCTAACGCGTCAATTTGCTTCTTAAGTTTCTCTGTTTGATTTAGAGTATCAAGACCAGCTGCATCAAACTTAGCAATATCTCTAGCATTTTCTAACTCTTTCTTCTGTTGTGCTATCCCAGCGTCCTGAATCTTTAGAGCTCTTGTTTTCATTCGGTTTTGGATTTTCTGCTTAGCTAGTAGCGTATCTTGAACTTCTTTATCTTGTCCTGGCTGTGCATCAATAGCAGCAATCTCTAGTTCTAAGCCTAGTTGTTCTCTAAGTATTTTTGTAAGGTTGCTTCTAACTGTTGCATCTTCTTCGAATCTGCTTGCTGTTCTACTATCGTCTGATTTTGCTAGTTCATTCATAGCACCTGTAAAAGATTCTAAACTTTTAAGAGAGCCGTCTTCCTTATAGAAGCTAACCATCTGTGCTTTTAATTCTTTGAAGCCTGTCTTACCTGCACTACTATTATTCAGTAACTTTTTCTGGGAAGCAGTTTTCCCAAGTTTTTTTGTATCGTCTAAATCAAACTGTGAACTCTGCGCTACAGCTTTATTCTTTGCACCCTGTAAAGCTCTTGACTCAGCATCAGCTGCCATTCCGGCTAACATAAGGTCAATATCATTTATACTAGCTGAGTATGCATCTACTATGTCTTTAAATGGAACATCTTTGAATTTTCTTATTTGTTTATCTAAAGCTTTATTTACTGTTCCTTGATTCTGGGCAAATCTTTTAGAAGCTTCTGAAGCATTTATAATATCGTTGGCTAAGCTTTTAAAACCTGCAGCTTGTTTCTCACCAATTTCAACGCCTCCCTCCATAGCTTCTGCCATTTCTTTGAAAGCAGGACTAAATTTAGAAGCGTTAGTTGCAAGGTTTGAAAACTGCTTCATTACATCGTCGCCAGGCTTAGCTCCTTTTTGTATTTCTTTGTTGTATGCTCTAATTTGTTTAGCTAAGTCCATGCTTTGGAATGCTTGGCCTGATTGCTCTACTGACATTTTTAAATCAAGTAACTGTTCGTTAAGCCTAATATCGAGCATCTTATCCATTTCACCATTTAAATCGGAAAGGCTAGAAGTAAGATCTTCTGTTTCTTTTCTCATCTTTTTGGCAGTTTCGTCTAAATCTTTAAACCAACTTACTAAACTAGTAACACCCTGTATTATCATAAAGACAATACCAATTATACCAGCTGCCATCATAGCTTTATTCATAGCCCATGCTGCTGCTGTTGTTGCGGCGTTCATCGCTGCGAGAGTTCCTTGATACACTGCTTGTGTTGTTTTATATGCAACTCGTTTTGCATTCTCTCCTGCTTGTGTTGTTGCAACCTGTTTTATATTGTGGCCTTTCAACATAGCTTCTTGAGCATTAAGATGGAATCTAAAGGCTCTTTTTTCTTGAGCGTTCATCTTCATATAGATGCCTTTCTTTTCGTTCATCATTCGTCTATAGGCTGCTATTTGTCTTTTATTTAGTCTGCCTGTCTCTTTTCCATCTGCTCCTTTATGTTTAAAAGATTTTACACCCATTTTACTAAGTGCGCCTTTACTGTCCTCTGCACTAGGCATGTCAGCTCCAAAAGCTTGACCCAATCCTGAAAAAGCTTCTCTAGCTCCTGAACCTGCTGTTTTCATTGCTTCAAACGAAGTCTTCATTTTCATTGTAGATGTTTCTAAAGCTGCGTTTAAATTTGGTAGTAAAGATTTGATAATAGGAGTAATAAATAAACCTACTGCAGCTACGAGTGCTCCTGTATTATCTTTAAAGAAGTTAAGCATTGGAATAATGCCTTTCATTATAAAGTTCTGAAAGCTAAGTAATAAATCGTCCATTTCTTTTGAAAATTGTCCCATAGCAAATGCATCTGGATCCATTTTTTCTTGAATTCTTCCATACTTAGTTTCTGCTTGTTCTAGAACGTCATTTAAAACCGCTTGAGTTCTTTCATACGCGTTTAGTTGTTCTCTAGTTTTCCCGACTGTCACAGCATACTTATCAGTTGCGTTTTCTAGTCGTAGAATAATACCGAGTTCGTCTAATAGTTCTGGTTCCGCTTTAGTAACACCTCGAATAAGTCTGTTAAATGAATCTTCCAAATCCCTACCAAGAGCAAGAGATGCATTAGTTGCTGCTACGCCTAACCCTTCTAGTTGACCTGCGCTTAATCCAGCAGCCACACCAATAGCCGCAGAACTAGCTGCCGCTTTAAAACTAAGCATACCATTAGTAGCTTCTTGAATATTAGTGGTTACAGACTTGTAAGCAGTACCCGTGACTGACCCAAAGGCTTGTTGCCCTGCAATAAGGTTTCGAGTTTCCATAGAGGATTTTAAGAATTGAAAAGCTGCTGATACAGCAAATATCTGTGCAGCAATGGTGGCATAGACAGCCACAAGACCACCTTGCATGGTCTGTGCTTGCTTACTAAAGTTTTTTGTAGCGTTGGAGGATTGTTGAGTTACCCCTTTTATTCGTCTATCAGTAGTTTGAGAAGCGCCACCAAGAGCATTCATTTTCTTGGTTAGTTTTTCCGCTTCTTTTCCTGTGACTTTAAAAGAACCACCATCGGTGGTTTTGATAATAATCTCTGCTGCTGTTATTTTCTTTGCCATCTATTGTGTCTTTGCTCGCCTCGTGTGGGCGTCTTGCTTACGTTTAAGCTCAGTATTGATATTTATCGTACTCGAACTTTCTATATGTTTCAAGAAATAGCAAACAGTTTTTTGGTCTTCCACATTATTTATGTCTAGTAAGTCTTTTAGTGGTGACCAGTCCTTACCCATGTAAGAACCACTAGCTCCGTCCCATTTATCGGGGAGCATAGCGTGTATAACGAAAGCCTCCTGAATTTCTAAAGGAAAATCCTCTAGTTCAGGTGGCATCTCATTTAGATCAGGTTCTTGACCTAATTGGTCGCACATTTGTAAATATGCGTCTACACTAATATTGTTAGTATAATACCTAGTTATTAAAGCAAGAGCCCAGGCTACTTGCTCTGCGTAAAATTTTCTAGATCGCCTACTTGTTCTGTTACCCAAGTATCAAAGTCACTAGCATTTTTCATAAGTACTTCTACGTTTTCTTGTGAAAATTCTAATTCTGATTCTTCTTGTGCAGGAGTTAAATCTCCTAGTAATAACATATTTTTGGCATATCCGAGTTTAAAACCTGCCCAGCCTTTAATAACTGCTTTGGTGTACTCTTCAAGAAACTTATCGTCGTCCATCTGCTCTTCGTAACCCCTAGTCTTCTTATTGAATACTTGAGATACACAGCGATTTCTAAGTTTCATTAGTTCTTCACGTGCTAGGTAGCAAAGTTTTACTTTGAACCCTTCACAACCGGGGTAGTCAAATTCTACCGTTTTTGTTGGAGTCATTAGACTCTTTAGTGAGACTGCTTTCGGAGTCTCTTTTTTTACTGTATCGTTCATTTATTTTTCCAAAAAAAGGTGGACAGGGTTCTCCTGCCCACCGTTAAGTTTTATTATGAAGTGTAAGTTACACTCATTTCATTTGCACTATCTGAAGCAGTTGCAGACGAAAGATCTGTTGGTAAAGCATGGAAATTAACATCTACACCAATCACATCTTCAATAGAGTGAGTTGGTAGTTCTAGATGGCAATTTGGCAATGCCACAGCTACTTTCGGTGCGTTTGCGCCACCAATGCTGAATGTCATGTTAAAGCTATTTGTAATAGTATCTTGCGATTCGTGTAAATCTTCTAAAAGATCTTGCGAGCCGTTTGCTGCACTATTTAAGTAACAGGTAAAGTTACCTGAAACTGATCTAGTTCCCATGACGTGTCCTAAAGGCTGATTGACAGACCCTAGGGTTTCTGGTGTTAAGTAAGTTAGATTGTTTTCAATCGTAATATTACCACCTGTCAACACGACATTATAAGTTGTGTCTGTTGCACCATATACTTCTTCAAAAACAGTACCAGTACCTGTAGCAGCAGCTGATCCTCTTGTGAAGATAACTCCTACAGTATTAGCCGATCCACCAACGTCAGTTGCTGTAAAGTCAGTATTTCCTACTGAAGCAATTTTATATTTGCTACCCTGTACCATTGCTGTTGCAGCGATTGCGATGTTATTAAACCCGTCTCCGCCTGCTCCGACTGAAACGTCAGATGCGATAGCTAATGAAGTAAGCTTTTGTCTAATATAATTTGAAGTACTTGATACTCCTTCGTTAATTAAACCTTTTGTTGTAGTACCTGCCGCAGCTGTGTTTAACTGTGCGACTTCACTAATTTTTTTACCTTGTCCTGACCAAGCAACTTGTGCTAATCCTTCGATATCAAAATCGATAGATGCAGAACCGACTGAACAGTCACTAATTTTGTAAACTGTAACTCCGTCTGTTCCAGTATCGTATGTTGCTACGCTACTGTCTTTTGCTGCTCCGAGTACAAAGAATAAGTCAAAAACACCTAGTGTCACCTTATTTGAGTTTTGAAAGTTAAATACATTCGGCTCAAATGTTGATGCTGTTGGTGCTCCTGTTCCGCCTACACCTAGGTTATAGGTTGTTGCGGACATTGCTCCCCATAGAGGCCCTTCTACTGCAAATTTCTTTGCGTTTCCTGCGTGTTCGTTAGACGCCCACACATTTGCAGCTCCTGAAGTAGTTGGTCTCATATAAGTACTAAAACTCCATTCCGCTGGTGCAAAAGAGTCGTTGAACATTGCTCTTCCTCTTTTACTGTTACCCGATGAATCGGCTGCTTCGCTCAAAGTAATCTCTGAACTATTAGTAGCCTGACTAAAGGAGTAACCGTCTAGTACTGGTAATTCATAAAGTGCGTCGTCTGTGCTATCAGCACTCGCGTGAAACTTCATAAATACTTTGGTATCTCTACTAAAATGAAATGCCATTATTTTCTCCTATTATTCTCTGAAAGAGCCGTACTAAATATTTATTTAGCTTAGGCTTTTTCTAGTATTGAATCTCTACGATGACTTCTCCGACACCGAGAGGCTCCAAAACACCTTCGTCTGTATCAACCGATAAGATTGTAGTCTTAGCTGTTGTTTGAGACGCTCCTGTTGAATCTGTATACGTCAACGGATCATTATCCTCGAGTACAGTTTCAACGTCTTCTAGTAATTCTTCAAGTGCTAATATGACGTCATCATTGTCGTTCACATAACACCTAATTGTTACTCTTAAAAATCTAAATCGGAACCCGCCACCTTCGTATTCACGAGTTTCTTGTCCTGCTCCTACTTGAATTGCTGGGAAGTCTTGTACTTCGTCCCAGAATCTAAGTCTTGGCTCTACACTTTGAACAGAGCTTCTAAAAGGTGCGCTCCCATTCAAACTTTCGTACAACTTACTCGCAATCGCTCCAACTATGGCTCGTCTACGCGTTGAGTGTGCTCTAGCTTTAGTCGCGTCCATTAGTTTCTCCTAATTGTTGTAGGCTGTCTTCCCATTATTCCCATAGCAAGTTCTCTAATACTTGCTCCTATAATCTTTCGAGGGTCTCTTTGAGTACTCCCCTGTTTTCCACCTGGCTCAAAAGTTTCATAAGGATTTCTCATGTAAGTATAGTCTATTCCTATACCCCCTCTTGGGCCTATATTTACATTCTCAACTCGGGCTGAGTTTGCAAATCTACCAGTTCTAAATTGTAATGCTGGTGATGTCATTTTGCTTGCTACCATCATAGGTAGTCCTTCATTTAGTAAGTTTCTTAAAGCTATTGGGCTTTCCATTGTCTTACTAGTGTTCTTACTTTGTCTTGCCGCTCTTTGAGATCCTTTAGCTTTTTTGCCTCCGCCTCCAAGAGCTTTTCCTGCAATTGCTTTAACTATAGTTCTACTAAGATCATCACTTTTGCCTTTCTTCATTTGTTTTGGCGATATCTTAATATCTTTTAGTAACTTCTTATTAACTCTTAATCTCATATTAGGATTGCCTTTATCAATTCCTAATAGATTTATAATTAGTTGTTTTTGCATTTGAGCAATAACTCTATCTCTCTTTTTAGGAGAGTTTGACAAATCAGGTTCTAAATGAGCCATCTTTGAAGTCAAATCATCTCTAAT